TTAATGCTGAATCGATAAACTTGTTTGCCTGTTGTGCATAACCTTCAGCTTGTGCAATTAGAGACCCTAGTTTCGATGGATCGGCAATTACTGAAGAAATTGCTTGGCCAGCAATAGGAATGCTACCTAAAGTTTGTGTTGCCCAAGATTGTCCGTACTGTACCGCAGTATTAAGACCTTGCAAAACTGTACTCTCGAGGGCCTTGGCTGCGCTTGGCCCAAATGATCCAAGTGCTGCGTTAAACACGCCTTCACCAAGTTGCGATTGCAACATGTTCCAGCCTTGTGTCATTTGACTAGTAAAGCCAACAACTGAATCTTTCATCGATCCAAGTGTTGTTGTTAAACTTTGCATCCAAGGTTGCGAAGTGAGTGTTGAGGTAGCATTGGCCAGCGGGCCACTTACTGCTAAAGGTGCTGATCCAAAAACATTAGTTAAGCCGCCGTTGGCAATAAAACTGCCAGCAGCAGTCATAACCATTCCGGTTATAGCACCTGTACAAACCATTTAGGCTCCCACTTCAACGTCAAAGCTGCCAAGTAATCTCGGGCAACCACACATGTCGGGTGTTCCTACATAAGCAATAGGTTTACCTTCAGCAAGAACTTTAAAACTACCCAACATGATCATTGACTTACAATGCTGTGGCGTTTTAGGACTACACGGAGGGTGCGAAGTAACTATTGTTCCTTGTGTGGCTACAGCGCGACCATTTACAGTCACGCTTAAAGCAACAGGGAACATCGCTAGTCCCCCCATTTTGTTTGGATCACCTTGTCTTACTACACCTGGCATAAAATTATCCTGTGATAATTTGCTTGGCCGGCGGAGTTACAATTCCAGTAGTGGCTTCGTGATACTTAGCGCGAATATCTTCGCGAGTTTCTGCGACCATAGCAATACTGTTCTTATTTAGTTGGACATTTTTGTCCATATTTGAACTAAACATACAAGGCATTAGTTGTAGTCCTTGTGGAGTAAGCACAGCAGCAATCGGGTGTGTTACAACTAGGCAATTATCAAATTCTTCAACAATCTTAGCTATGAGTTCTTCGCTAGTGTTGAGTTTAATAGTATAAATTTCGTTAATTTCTAAGTTCATAGTGTTCCTAAGTTTTTGGTATCAAGGCTCTCGCCGAATGCCATGGATTCTTCGATTTCTTCCTTGGTCATTGTACTTAAACCTGCCCAGCCACCTTCGACAAATAATCTATCACCTAAATAGATCTGCGGAACACTACGATGCCCTTCTTCAAGAATAAACTCACGTGCTTCGTAGTCAGTTTCGATATTCTTTTCTTCAAACTCAATGCCTTTGGCAGTGAGGAAATTCTTAGCATGGACACAATTTGGACATTGTGTCTTAGAGTAAACAGTTAGCATTATAAACTTAGTCCAGAGAATGTGTTTGAATCTACGTCTTGCTTGGTGCCACCAATGATATAAGACGAAATTTCCGTTTCTTGTGGTGCAACTTGTACTTCTGCACCAGCAATCCATTTTGCAGCCCAAGGTAACGGATCCGAACCGCCTTTGTACTTGTGTGGCAGGCTTATTGCGTTCATACGCTTATGAGCGATCCATTCAATATAGTCGCAAAGCAATTGCTCGTTAAGACCGATCATTGACCCATCTTTGAACAAATAATGTGCCCAGGCCTTTTCTTGTTCAACTGCTGCTTCAAACATAGCAGCACACTCGCTGCGTGTTTCTTCTTGAATTTTTGCAAAGTCTGGATCATCCTTGGGTAGGATCTTAATTAGACTTTGTGTGAATGCTAAGTGTAGGTTTTCGTCGCGGCAGATTAGTTTAATAATCTTAGCGTTGCCTTCCATCTTCTTGAGTTCAGCAAAAGCCCATGAACAAGCAAACGAAACGTAAAAGCGAATGCCTTCAAGTGCGTTTACAGAGTTAACAGCCATCCATAGTCTACGCTTGAGATCGTATTCACTGATACTGATATTCTTGCCATTGACTGTGTGATTACCGGGGCCTAATACTTTATAAAAATCATAGTACTCGATTAAGTCATCGTAGTACTTGGTAATGTCACGTGCACAATTAACGATTTCCTCAACGTCTAACATTTCGTCGAAGATCTTCGATGGGTCAGGATAAACGTTACGAATGATATGTGTGTAACTGCGACTGTGGATAGTTTCGTTAAACGCCCAAGTTTCAATCCATGTTTCTAGTTCAGGTAGCGATACCATTGGAAGAAAAGCTAGGTTGGGACTACGACCTTGCACAGAGTCTAACAAAATTTGACGCTTGAGGTTTGACGTAAAGATATGTTGTTCGTACGGTGTTAGGTCTTTAAAGTCTTTGCTATCGTGTCCAAGATCAACTTCCTCAGGACGCCAAAAAAAGCCAAGTTGTTTGTCAGTTAGTTTGTCAAACTGCTTGTACTTCATTGTTTCATAACGTTGCATGCCAACGCTGCCTTCTTTATCCAGGAAGGCAGTGGCTTTTGTGTGATCACGATTCTTTTTTAAATTTAAAACGCTCATTGTTTTCTCAATAGTTAGATTTTACAACTTTCGCAGTCATCGTCTTCAATTGGTTGTTGAACAGACTCAACTAATACTGTTTTACCTGCGAGGCGATCAACATCTAATTCACCCGAACCATCATAGGTATTAAAGTAATAAAGTTGTTTGCCGCCATACTTATAAAACATAATCATGTGCTTGAGCATTTCACTCATTGGAATCTTTTCATCTTCAAAGAACTGTGGGTTGTAACTGGTGTTAACCGAAATACCTTGGTCCACGTACTTTTGTAAGATTGCCATTAGTTTTAAATAACCTTCAGGTGACTTTTGATTCCACAGTAGTTCGTACTTGTTCTTTAGTTTACGGAACTCAGGAACAACTTGCTTGAGCACGCCGTCCTTAGACTGCTTAATTGAAACATAACTGCGCGGCGGCTCAACACCATTAGTTGAGTTTGAGATCTGCGCCGAAGTTTCTGCTGGCATTAGAGCCATTAGTGTTGAGTTGCGAATGCCTGTGGCCTTTAGTTGCTCACGTAGTCCTACCCAGTCAACTACATCGGAGTGTGGTACAAGTTCATCAACTTCGCGCTTGTATGTGTCTACAGGAAGAATACCATCACCATACTTGGTTTGTTCGTTTAATGGGCACTTGCCCTTTTCTCGGGCCAGGTCTGCTGATGCTTTGATTAGGTAGTATGACCAGTGTTGTGCCCAACGGTCTGTGACTTCTAAGGCTGCTGGATCACTATAACTCAGATCATTCTTGGCTAACCAGTAGGCAAAATTAATAATACCAACGCCCAACGGACGGCGATTGCGTGTGGCAATCTCTGCTGCTAGGATAGGATAACTTTGATATGTTAGTAGTTCGTCTAAACCACGTACTGCAAGGATACATGCTTTTTCCATGTCCTCAGGATCTTTGAACACACCCCAGTTAATGGCACTTAGAGTACATAAAGCAATTTCGCCCTCAACATCGTGAATATCGTTTAGCGGCTTGGTTGGCAAGTCGATTTCGCAGCAAAGATTTGACTGCTTGATTGGTGCAACTTCGGGCTTGAACGAACCGTGTGTGTTGGCATGGTCAACGTTTTGTAAGTAAATGCGGCCTGTGTCTTTGCGCTCTTGCATAAATGCTGAGAACAAGTCAATGGCCTTGACAGTTTTCTTACGTAACTTAGAGTTCTTTTCTGCCTTTTCGTAAAGTTCTTTAAAACGATCTTGATCAGCAAAAAATGCTTCGTACATTTCAGGAACATCATGTGGGCTGAATAGTGTAATGTCGCCGCCGGTTAGTAAGCGTTCATACATTAGTTTATTGAACTGCACACCATAGTCCATGTGGCGTACACGATTGTCTTCGGTGCCCTTGTTGTTCTTTAGAACCATTAGGTCTTCAATTTCATAGTGCCATAATGGGAAATACAATGTAGCAGCGCCATTGCGCACACCGCCTTGTGAACAACTACGTGTAGCGGCTTGGAACAACTTGTAAAAAGGAACTACACCTGTGTGATAAGCATCGCCGTTGCGAATTGGTGATCCTAGTGCGCGAATACGTCCAGCGCCTAGGCCGATGCCTGCTTTCTGACTAACATATTTTACAATGCTGGCAGCAGTGGCATTAATTGAATCTAGGCTATCGTCTGTTTCAATTAACACACAAGAACTAAATTGACGCTGTGGTGTGCGCACACCTGCCATAACTGGAGTCGGTAATGAGATCTGATGTGTGCTTACAGCATCGTAATAATCACGTACCCACATCATGCGTGATTCACGTGGATAACTTTGGAATAAGGTAGCAGCAATTAGCGCATAAGCAACCTGCGGTGTTTCAAAGATTTCTTTGGTCACACGGTTTTGTACTAGGTACTTGCCGCGGAACTGTTCCATAGCAGCATAAGTTAATTGTTCGTCACGATCGTGGCGAATAAAACTGTTAATGCGATCCCACTCATCTTCTGAATATGCTTCTAGCAATTCCTTGTCGTAAAAACCTGCTGCAACATTTTTCTTAACAAGTTCTAAGATGTGGCAAGGTTGAAACTTACCATAGACTTGTTTGCGTAAATGATATGTTACTAGTCGTCCAGCAACATACTGATAATTCGGTGTTTCTTCTGAAATTAAATCAGCAGCACTTTTGATCAATGTTTCTTGAATGTCTGCTGTGGTAATTCCTGGGTAAAACTGAATATGGCTTTTAATTTCTA